TTAAAAAATCTTCATTAAATACTACTCTATCAAATACTTCTCTTTTAACATCAAGTACTTTGTTAGCAAATAATAAATTACCTTGTTTTAAGAAATGAAATATTTGCATACGATAAAATGCATTAAATGCATTAGCTATTGAATTATAAGTTCTGTCTAATTGTAGAGCACCTATTTTATCCTCTATAGTATAGTTAGAAGAAGTTAAAGAAGAAATCTTAATGTATGGCCCACCCTCTAATGATTCATAAACTAAATAAGCTTTAATCTGATTTAAAAAGAATAAAAATGTATCAGTCCAACTTGTATTAGGTTTAGTTAATTCTTCTTCAAGTAGTATTTTAGTAAATGATATTGGAGCATCAGAACCTAAACAAAAATAACTAAATGATATATCACTACTTGCATTTAAATGAGAATGTCTATATCTTTTTTGATGTTCAATAGGATGAAATGTAGTTCTTGTACCTTCTAACATATCTATTTTATGATAAATATTAACACTAAACTTTACAAATAAATTCTTGATTGTGTGATACTTATTATCTCTATTAGTTAATGTTACTTTAGGAAAATGAATTATAACATTTAGTTTAGGAATAAATTGAGTTGAATAATCTAATTTTTCAGATGTACAAGTATAACAAAGATTATTATGAGCATAATAGTAATCAACTGGGCTATGATTAAATGTTTTTATATGATATCCTAAACTAATTTCATAATCTAATCCAAAATTATCAAGTGCTTGTTTTAAAGATTTATAAAATGGAAATGTTTTAGTAAACAATATGTGTGACCTTTGTTGTAATACAGTTAATTCACCATTTTTTACATAAAACCTTTTACTAATATGTTCTTCAATATGCTTTATACTTTGATTTTTAACTTGTTTTTTAGCTGCTATCCTCAACAAATGAAATATATTTATCATAGTTTTGTGATTTTAAGTGAAAAAAAAGAGGGTTAAGATTTCTCCCAACCCTCTATAAACAAGCAACTACAACTACATATTTTTAATCTTGTTAATCCAAGATTTTTCTTCTTCTGATAAACCTTCTACAGATGATGAGTCATTTCTTAATATATCAATAGCATCTTGAATATAAGATTCTAAATCTTCATACTCATTTATTTCATCATAAGTAAGTACAAGTCTTAAAACTTCTACAAAACTCATTTTTTCTACTACTGGTTTAGGAGCTGGAGTACTTACTTCAAGTTTAGGAGTAACAATTCCTGAAATTTTTACATCAGGAGTAGCAGATTTAGGATGCTTTTCATTCCATAATGCAATTAACCCCAAAAGCTCTGCTGTATTTCTATTAGTATAGTTTCTACCATCACGATTAAAGTGTTCCTTTGCAGAAACACCATATTTAGTAATAATTTCTACAACAGTAGCTCTAACTATTTTATAATCAGAGCCAGACTTAGTCTTTTGTGGAGTCAACATAAGTACAAACTCACCATCAGGTAATTTTGCTTCTTTCAATACAAGTGTAGTATTACCTACATTTTCTACAGCATTCATATTACCAAATGTAACATTGGCAGTAGATAAATCATCTTGAAGTTCACCCCAAGTTGTTGCTGCAGAATTAATAGCTTTTAAACCAAAAGCTGTTGAATAAACTTTTACTTTTCTCATTACTTTAAATTTAAAAAATTAGTTAATTGTAATTTATTACCTGCTTTAATAATATCAGCAGGGTCTTTTTCCTTAGTAGGAAGTGTTAAATAAGATGCTTTGTTGGAAAATTCACCATTAATATATTCTTGAACTTTTTTAGATGCATTAATACCAGGCTCATCATTATCAAATAAAATAATAACATCTGAAAATGCATTTAAATAAATACTAAGTATGTTCATATCAGGTAACATACCCTCATTCTGAAAATATATAACAGATTCTATTCCTATGTTTTTGAGTACTCTCCAATCCTTATAAGACTTAGTGATATAAAGAGTTTCACCTAAAAATGGTAATTGTGATGTTCCACCAATAACATTTTGATTTGCATTTGTAACCCATTTACCTTTTCTGGAATATTTAGGATTACAAATTTTGATTTTAGCATCAGTAACAAATGATATTGTATAAGTAGTATCTGCTGCATTAGGAAAAAAATAATGCTCATTAACTTTATACCATTTGGTTGCAAATATGTTATCTTGAATTAGTTGTTTAGATGTTATCTCATATTGTGACCAATATGTTTTATGATAATCATCAAATAGCTTAGGACAAAATTCCAAACATAAAGAATTGGATTTTGATACTGTAATTGCCTGCTGTATATATTCAGGTTCCTCATCACATTTAAAATTAGCAACAAAGTCTAAGGCTTCTTTAAATTAAAAATTATACTTTAGCTGAATAATGCCAATCATGTCTAAATTAGCATGATATGAACCAAAATCAGTAAAGTATAACTTTCCATTATGCCATTGAATCCAACATCCTGGACTATCATCATTTCTAAATGGAGATACTAAGTACTCTCCTACTTGAAACTTACCAAAAACATGAGTAAAGATTTCTTTTTGATTTACTTTCAAAAATATTTCTTCGATTGTGAGTTGTTCATGATAGCCATACATAGCATTAAGATTTTATGGTTAATTAATCCCAAGAAGATTGAATTGGAGCATCTTCATTTGTTGTTTTTGCCCAATTGGAATCCATAAACCATCCAGTTCTTGTAATACTATGAGTTTTGATTTCATCACCTACTTTAGCAATATAAATCAATCCTTTATCAGAACCAATGTTGAATGTCTTTTCACCAATAGTGAAACTTGCACTCTTACCATTTACTGTTAAAGGATATTCATTACCATTGTAAGTAACAACACCTGCTTCCTTATTGATGTTAACTGGTTTAAAATTACCTTCTTCAGCTGCAGCAAATACTTTACCTTGCTTCACATTTTTAGGTATTTCCAAATACTTAGTTTCACCATCAGTTTTAGGTTGCCATTGATACTGACAAAAAACATCAACTGGAATTTCAGCAAATTCTTTAGGCAAAGTATTGCTTAAGATATGACAAAAAGATTTAAAATTATTAGCTGCTGCAAGTTCTCTTTTAAGAACTTCTTCAGTAACATAACATTTCATGATTTGAGTAATCTTTGAGTTAAACTCATTAAATGCTGCAATCATCTCTTTGCTTTTAGGATTAGTAATCTTGTTACCATCTTTATCAACTGCTTGAGTTACAGGAAATTGTCTGTAGTTTCTTACAGCACCACCTGGAAATTCAAATGTGATATCTAAGCATTCTTGTGCTGCTCCATCTTTACCACCATTTGGATTAAACTCAAATTTAGTCATAAAGACTCCTTGATTAAGACCAAAACTTGCTGAACCTGATGATTTCTCATCATTATTATAACCGTACATAATTATGTTTTTATAGAATTAAAGAATAAAAGGGAGGAGCTACCTCCCTTAATTTAGCTAAACAAGTTATCATCATTTGCATCATCTACTAATGCAGGTCTAACTGTTTCTACAACAGGTTGTGGTTCTACTATTGCATAAGCAGGTCTTGTATCTACTGCACTAATGTCATCTACTAAGTCAATAGGTTGTTCTACTTTCTTAGTCTTTCTACCCTTAAGAAGTGGATGAGCAAATACAGATTTAAGTTGAGCAGTACTAAGATTGTACTTTTCTTTAATCTGTTGTCTTGTTTGACCATTAGTTAGGTCATTGAGAATTTCTGAAATTTTGATTTGCATTGTTTAAAAAATTAAAATAGTTAAAAAATTATTGTTTAGTTGGTTGTACACTATATACTAATGTGTATTGTTTCTTTTCAATTTTGACTCTTGGTCTTTTCTTATTCTCCTTCATAATATTTATTTACAAGTTCAACAACTAATCCCAAATCATTAAGCATTAATAATGGTAACATTCCAGGTGCAGATTTTGCAGGATATCTACCATCATAATTAGTTACAAATTGCTTTATAGCTTTTTTTGCTTTAGAATCATAATCTTGAGCACCATAAAGGACAATGTCAAATTTACCCTCCATAGTAATATATTGGTCAATCATTTTACCAGCAGTTTTAGCCTTGTATGTAGTACCAAAATTACCTTGAACTTCTTCAGGGTGAGTAAGTACTATTACATGACCTTTAAACTTTTGGATAGCTTTAAAGATTTGACCTGTAAAATAACCAATGTCTTGAAATTTATCAAAACCTGCTGTTTTAGCTTTATCCATATAATAATCAGCCATAATGTACTGAAAATCATCAATAATTAGTGTAGTAACTTCAGGTTTCTTCTCATTCAAAATGCTTATAAGACCAGCTATATCTAAACCATTGTTAGTTTCTACATAATTACCTGAACTAAGGTCTTTACCTTGAATATGCTTATATAGCTTTTTCCAACCTCTTGCAGGTAAATCTTTAGAACTAACATTCACTACAAAAGTAGTATTAGGGTCTAAACCCTTAATTCCAAGTTCTTCACTTGGGCAGATAGCAGTAGATTTACCAAAACCACTTTCTGCAATTACCATAATTTTTGCCATTGTTGTTGTTTTAAGATTTGAAATATAATTCTCCTGGTACAAAATATCTATCACTATGTGAGTTTTCAACTATAGTAACCATTTGACCATTTTTTAATCCATTGATATAGTATTGAGCATACTCATCAGTAGATTGTTCTAATTCTTCGATAACTTTAGTGCTATCTATTTTTGTAACACCATACATTGGTGTATGAGTAAAAGCAATTCTAATATTAGAATCAGAAATTAAATTGCGATAATAACCTTTTGGTGCTGTCATAATTAAATTGGTTTAAATTGTTTTACATTACCTTTCATTTGTACTGCTAAATGCATTGGACATTCTGTATCACGAGATTCTACTAAATGGATAGACCTATAATTAGGATATTCTTCAAGGACATATCCAAAATGTGTAGTTAATCCATATTTCTCATCAGTAGGATTAAAGAGTGTAAGCAGATAATCACATTCTTCTGATAGATTACCTGAATCTTTTACATCTTCACCTGTAGGATAAATATACTCACCATTAAACTTAAGTCTTTCTATATTAGAAATAGACCTATTAAGATGAACAATGTGTACAAATGTAAAATGACAGAAGTTTCTGAGTTCTACTGTGTATTCTATCCATTTGTCCATGTTCTCTTTCATAGAGAAACCTCTTTCCCTTTTAAGTTTACGAATATGGTCAGTAATAATTATAGTTCTCTTATCTTTGTCTTTAGGTACATAACCTATCAATCTTTGTTTCTTTACTTTCTTAGAGTCTTCTGTTGTTTCATATTCTTGGAATTGAAAATTACCATTCTGTTTAGCATAGGCAAGAATAGTATTTCTCATACCTGTTGGATTATCTCTATCTTCTAAAAACTGAATTACACCTTCTGTTACTTTATGACCTTTAACGTCATATTCACCAAAAAGAGGAATAATTCTTGTTTTATAGATTGTAGATAACTTTTGCTGATGGTCTTTAGATACAGGAATAATTTCACCTTGAGCATCTTGTAGTTTACCCAATAAATATCTTGCAGACATAGGATATTCTATTCCATTATACTCAACAGTATCAATTTGATAATCATAGTAGAAAAAGAATGATGCAAAGTCAAATTCTTTTTTGACTCTGTCAATTTCGTAAGAAAAGTAAATAAGGTGGATTGGTATTTTATGTTCTAAGCAATAAAGTATAGGATGAATAACAAATGCAAAATCTACGAGTGTAGATTTACCAACTTTTGGACCTGCAGCTACACCATATATAGCTTTTTTTTGTACTCCATCTATTGCTCTGTCTAATGGAATAAGACCTGTTGGTAAACCTTTGTTATTTCCTTGCTGACCCTCTTTAAATGCTTCTATGAAATTCATTTCATCATCTTAAGATTAGGGTCTTGAATTTGTTGTCTTTTAGTTTCCCACAATCTTTCAACCCATTGAAGCAACATGCTGGTTTTGTAATTACCTTGACCATCAAAGATAAATCTTTCAGCCATCTTTACAAATTTAGGTTCTACTGTTCTAAGATACATAGTAGTAGCATCTAATACATCATGTTTTCTAACTTCAGGATTCTGAGCAAAAAACATTTTCATTCTTTGCACACAGGATTTCTTATTACCTTCCCTCTCTTTATTCTTTGTTGCAAAAAGTTTACGATATTCATTAACCCAATCCCATACTGAATCTACATTTTGACCATCATAGAGAGGTAAATGCCATTCAATAGTGTTATCTCTGTAATTTCTTTCTACTATTCCTAAGTTATTAACAAGTCTGACAATTGGCTCAGGTATTATTTCACTTATACCATCAAGATTATGATGTACACCAAGTAAATATAATAGACCTAAACTGCAATCAACACCATGTTCTGCTAATAATTTTGGAACTTCCTGATTAATCTGCATATTGTTGTAGTTTAATAGTGACAAAAAGCTCTGCCATTTGAGGTGACAGAGCCATTAAAAATATGACTTTTTTATAAATTATCCACGATTTACATAGATAATTTTTTCAGGATTTAGACCTGATAAAGCTTTTTTAACCCATTCTTCATCAATTGTATTAATGAAATATGTAATGTAAATTTCAGCAATTTCATTTTCTTCTACATTACACATACGCATAACCTTTTGAATTGCAGATTCTTCTGAACTTTTCATCTGATGAAATATACCTACTTTAAGATTAGGGATTGTGATACCCATGTTGGTCATCTCACATACAGCAAGTTTATTAATAGTGCCATCTTTAAATTGTTCTAAATAATTTTCTTTACTTTTAGAATGATAAGCTGTAGCAAAATCATCTGCTGTTTCAGTTCTTGCAGTAAAAATAAGACATCTGTCATGTTCTGCAATAATCTTTTTAGCCATTGCTATTTTAGATTTAGCAGTATAAAGCATTGATGCTCTTTTAGATGCATATTGCATCTTAACTGCATTCATCTTAGAATTATTCCAAGACATCCTTTTAAACTTTTCAAACTGTTGAGTAAGATATTGATAGTTTGCATACTCAGTAGTCATAAACTTCTGTTTTACAGTACCTGCTTCAATATACTTGTCTTTATTATCTAATGGTACACCAATAAGATATACTTTGTAATCAGCTACAATACCATCATTGATAGCATCTTCAACTGAATATGTAAATATAGGTTCTATTAGTAGTTCATCTTTTAATAACTTTTTAGATTCTTTAGATAAAGAACCAGTAAGACCAAGTATTGGAGTATCAGTTTTTTGTAACTCTACAATTTGATTGTCACTCAAAGTGTGTATTTCATCAGAAATAATGTAATTATAATCTGTAAGCTTT